TGGTACTAACATATCCTTTTTCCTTTAGAAGTAATAATGCTTCCTCGTATTTTTCAGGAAGAACTGGAATGTAAAGGTGTTTTCCAACCTTATCTCTATTATTATCGCACACACTCCCTACTTCAAGATGGTTCGGGTTGACACAAAGTTTATTGTCACACATATGTCTCACAACTAATCCCTCAGGTATTTCTCCCTTATGGAGTTCATATGAAACTCTATGAACTTTTTTTTGTTTATAATTATCCCGTATAACACCATATCGTTTTTTGGATGTTCCACACTGAGTTCCAGTCCATAACCAACAATCATCACCTTTTTTTACGTTTTTCCAGAACCTTTCCTCCAAAGTTCCTTGATAGTTTCCACCAACGTGGTTATTATGAACTCCTTTTGGCATCTTTTAGCAGCAGTTATACTTATTTATAATAGTAACACTTCTACTAAAAATATTATTATCAGACCACCATACGGGAAAAACCTTTTACTTTCTCGAATTTTAGCACAGTCTCAAAGCGATCTTCAAGTCCTGTTTTATGAGATATGACAAAGACGTTTGCATCTTGAATTACATATCTAATAATTTTAATAAATTCTTGAGTTCCAAATCCGTCAAGTGAAGAGTCAAATACCTCATCCATAATAAGTAGATTTGTATTGACTGAGTTTTTCATCCTAGCTACTTCCCTCCAAGTAAAGAGAAGTGCTAAGTCAATTCTCATTTTTTCTCCCTCGCTGAATGAACTATATGAAAAGTTATCGTGTATTGGAGACTGGACGGTTTCGTTGAATTCCTCATCAAGTGTGAAGTTAATGTAGAAGTCCATCATCTGAAGATAACGATTTACTTGCTGATTTATCAGCGGTAGATACTTCTTAATGATTTTGGATTTAACGCCACCGTCTTTTAGTAGACTATACGAAAAATCGTAGTAACTAATTGTATCCTTTTTTGTTGCGAGTTCGTCGTATGTAGTTTTTAGGTTCTCCTTGAAAGAAGTTAACTTGTCATCTTCAACATTTCTATTTGCAAGTTGGTTGGTAATTCTTTGAATTTCTGATTCCAGATCTCTGATTTGTCTCTGACATCCAGCGATCTTAGTATTGTTTTGAGAAATGCCATGCGTGAGTGAAGTAATCTCCTTAGATAGTGTAGTGAATTGACGCTCTCTATTCTCCTCTCCTTTAATTGCCTGCTCTAGTTCTTTATAACCAGATTGCAACTCTTTAGCTTTAGTTTGAGCGTCATTAATTTTATTTATTCTAAAGTCCTCTTCGATAGATTGTGTACAGGTAGGACAAACCGTATTCTCTGTGAAGAACTTATGCTCCTTTGTAATTGTTGATACCTTATTAGAAATTTTACCTTTTAAATTACCAAGTGTACGAAGTTTGCTGGTTGCACCAGAAAATTTTTCAAGTTTACTATTGAAATCTATAAGAGATCTTTCCAACTCTTCATTAGATCCCATATACACATTCTCTTCATTAAGAAGATTACCTATACGATTTTCCTTGTCTTCAATATTTTCTTTTCCACGACTCTCAAGTTCATCGATAAAGTTTTCTTGCATGGCAACTTTATCGTTCAAGGTTTCTTTTTTGAGTTCTAAAACCTTGAGTTCATCTTTCAGATTACGGATCTTTTCCTTGATTACAATTCCCATGGAAGAGAAAATTTTAATATCTAGAAGATCTTCAATCACATCTCTACGATTTATAGCAGAGAGTTGCATAAAAGGCACAAAAGTACTGCTACCTAAAATTACAATCTGAGTGAAAGATTTATAGTTCATCTTGAGAACATTTTTCTCAAGCCACTTCTGCTGATCAAGTGCAGCAGCATCCTGATCTAGTGGTTTATCATTACGATAAATCTCAAATAAATTTGGTTTAATGCCACGAACAACTTTCCATTCTACTCCATTGACGGAGAACTCAACCTCAACACGACAGTCTTTCTCATTCACAGAGTTGGGTAACTGTGGTTTATTAATCTTACGGAATGGTTTGCCATATAAGGAGAACGTAAGTGCATCCAATACCGTGCTCTTACCTGCTCCATTAGATCCAATGATTAATGTTGTTGAAGAGTTCTCAAAATTAATTTCAGTAAATTGGTTTCCTGTAGATAGAAAATTTTTCCATTTAATTTTATGAAACGTAATCATTCTCAGTAGGGGGAATTACAATGTCGTTAGGGGTAATGATTGTATATTTGTATGAGTGCATCTCACACGTCTTAATCATTAATTCATCATCAATTTCAATAACGTGCATTTCGGGAGAGCCTTCTTCCTCTAGCATCATAGCATATCTTGATGCATCATCCTCTTCTTGGAAGATATAAAGTATATCTTCTTGAAGTTCATTTTTTACAGAGTAGGCACCACTAGTCTCTTTGCCATAGATCGTAAGTATATACATCACACCATCTCACACGCCTCTCTATAGATCTCATTCATCATCTTAGTGATTTCCGATTTATCTAGATCAATTTCTGACTCTTGAATGTATCTATTCAAGATTGACATAGTATCTTCACCTTCAAGTTCTTCACAATCTGATTCCTGAAACCATCCACCAAAATCGTAATTTTCAATGACCTTTAAATCAGATACTCCAATATTGTAAAGTTTGTCAATAAATTTTTCAAACTTCTTAGTGTCAGTCTTTTTACGAACAATAAGTTTTACAATCTTATTTTCATAAGGACGTGCATCAAAAGTTTGATGATTAGTATCTTCGTAATAGATATTATAAAATATTGAAAATGGATTATTTACATAAACGTGTTCAAGAGTTTCTGTATCAAAGTAGGTGAATCCTCTCCGATCACCGACATCTGTCCAGTAGAGTTCGTATGGATTTCCAAGGTAATAGATCCGTCCATTATCCGATCTAGTGTGGTAGTGACCAGAGAAGACCTTTTTGAACTTTGAATATAACTCGCCATCATGACCATTCTCCATGACGATTTGCTTATTAACTCTAAATCCTGTGAGCTCAAGGTGCCCCATCGCGACTGGGCAAGTTGTCTTTTTAATAAATTGATAAGTTTCTTTTTCATTTTCTTGGTTAATCCAGGGAATAAAAAGTACACCAAGACCATCGATACTCACTTCTGTTGGTTTTGCATACACTGTAACATTATCATACTCACGAAGCAAGAGATCCGCAGCATTAACATTATTAGTATTTTTATAGTATGCAGTATGATTACCAATGATTGTATGAACACGAATGCCCATTTTTTTTAGACGATCATAGTAATTATCTTTTGCCCATGCCAATGCAGCAAAATCAATTCCCTTTCTACTATCAAAAGTATCGCCCATATCAATGACTGTGGTGATACCTTCTGCTTCTAGGGAAGGAAAGAATACTTCTTCGTAAAATTTTAAGAAGTAATCGTGAAATAATTTAGAGTTTTTACGGGCACCAAAGTGCTGATCGCTTATAATGGCTACTTTCATCCGTACCGTAGTTTACTATGAACAGCATCTTTAATACTATTATAGTCTGAATAGTTGTTGCCGTCAATGGTATTGTTATCGACAAACACTTGCTCGAAACCAGTTCTCTCAAGAATTTTATTTTTAATTTCTAGTTGCTTCTTCTCTTTCTGAATTCGACGTAGAAAGGCGTAGTGAATAATTTGCGTGAAGTAAGCGAAAGGGTTTTGAGACTTTGCAGGATCGAAGTTGTGGATATACTGAACACAGTTTTCAATACCATCACAGATCATATCATCCTTGAACATATAGTTCACAAAGTTAGGTTTGAATGATAGGTGAGTGGCAATCTTCAAGAAGCATTCGCCAAGGTAATTAGTAATCTGTGGTTTGCCTGGCCAACGCTTTGCTCTTTCTGATTTATCTTGTACAGTTAAATCTTTTCCAAACGTCTCTAGATAAGATCTTTCAATTCTTGATCTATAATTAATTAGTGCTTCTAAAAGTTCTTTGTTGTTCACATAATGTTCTGACCTTTTTCTTTTGGCCATAGGTGCTCTAATCATAAGTTTATATGTCCTACTATGTAGACAGTATATCACTTTTTAATATAGTTGACAAGTTCTCAATATCACTGTAGACTGGGCTTGTCCCGGTTAGAAGGTAAGCTTAGCTACTATTGAGTATCTTTTACTTCTTTATTATAAATCTTTTCTAAGATCTCTTTAGCATCTGCAACAGATGAGATATAGCCCATTTCTCTTTGACTTAGTTTGTATCTATTACCTTCATCATCAAACTCTTCTGTTTGTCTAATATAATTTTGATACATCATAATCATTTCAATATCGGAAGACTCAGAGAGAGTTAATACGTCTTCCATATTAATAATGAACATATCATCAGTTGTAGTCTTTAACCAAGGCTCAATCTTATATCCTAATGGATCACCTTTTCTTCCCTTTACTGTAATAATATTAATAGGGTTGGACAGGATTAACATTGTCCTATCATCTTCTTCAGATGCAGCTACTTTAGAGAATATTTCTTCTCCAGACTTAAATTTAATTGTTGCGTAAAAATCATCTTCTATTCCCATATTTACTTACCTTTAAGTTGAATGGTGATTATGTCATAATTAAAATTCTCTTCATTATAAATTTTAATTCTTTCTATGAAATGGTTTAGAGTATAGTTTCGTCTTGATTTAGTTGAACAATCATCAGAGATGTCATAGAGCATTGCTTTATTTTTATTCTTTCCTTTTCTAAGAACTCTTCCAATTGATTGAAGATTTCTAACTCTCGACTTACTGGGTGAGGCAAAGATAACGTTATGGAGGTTCTTAATATTAATACCTGTAGAAAAAGTTCCATAAGAGGCAACAATAATTGCGTCATTTTCTCTTTCAGTTATTTCTCTGACTTTTTCTCTTTCTTCAGTATCAACTCCACCGTGGACAAAAAATACTTTTCGGTTATCTTCTTTGCTAGTATTTATCTTCTCAAATAATACAGCACCATGAGCTTCTACTCTACTGAATAGAACAAGAGTGTTGCCTTTTAAATCTAATGCAAGTTTAGATATAAAATTATTTCTTTGGTCATGACCAATTAGATACTGAACTTCATCCTCAAATACTTCAAACTTTTGTGGTGGATGTTTGAGAAGTAAACAAGTAATATCAAGTTTAGAAAGAAACCCTGCTTCTTGTAGTTCTTTAGTGCGAATAATTTTATATGAAGGCCCAAACAATCCTTCTAATACCCACTTATGAGTTTGTGTTCCATCAAGTGTGCCAGTAAAACCAATGCGGTGTTTTGCAGTATGCAACTTAGTCATAATCTGAATTAGAGACTTAGACTTAAATAAATGAGCCTCATCACCAATTACAACATCAAATCTTTCAAACCAACTTCGTTCCAACTTATAAATAGATTGCCATGTTGTAATGACTACATTTTTATTGGTTTCTTTCTCTCTACCAGAATAAATCTTGTGACAATATGAATCTGTATCCCAACCATAATCCTGGAAGTCCTTATACATCTGCTCTACAAGAGATGTCGTGGGAACAACTAAAAGAATATTTTTTCCTGTATCCACATGATAGCGCGAGAGGGCGTAAATCATCAGACTTTTTCCTGACCCAGTGGGTGATATCAGCAGCCTTCTATTATGCTTTAGAGCATCGAATACTCCCTCAATTTGGTATTCCCTTGGTTCATGGACCGATATTGAACGAATATAATCCTTAACTCCTTCCTTTGAAATCATCTCATTGACTTCAAAAGGTTGACCAAAAAATTTATTGTCTTCAAACTTATAAGTGTATCCATAGTTCTTACAGAAGGATACAATCTTATCTAACAGACCAACATAGATCTGCTTAGACCGCATATCGTAAAGGTGAATCTCTCCATTCCAATTCCTTCCACGATACTGTGGCATGAACTTAGCGTTTGGAACCTCAAACTTAAAGTGATCTCTTAACTCATATTCAATATGAGGTTCTGTATTAATCTTTAAAAATACTTCGTTGGATTTAGAAATAACAAGATTTGCTGTCGTGTCAATCACGTAGATCCATTCATCTACTAATATTTATTCACCGTTCGTTAAAGGTATAATCTAATATCATCCTATACAAAGAATCTCTCAGATACCACAAATGTTCTTGTTCTTCTACTGGTTTTGCTGGAGCCCCAGGCCATAATCTAATTGCTTCTTGAACACAATGGTATAACAATCTTATATCTTCGATTGTAAGATTTACTTGATAATCAAACTGTGGATAATCTTCTTCCACTATCCTAACCCAGAATTAAATCTCATAAATTCTATTGCGTTTTTTATTTGATATGTGCGATTACTAATTTGCTTTAAGATACTTTCAATATAAACAAGCATAGTATCATAGTAATCAATCTTTAGCGAAACTCCTGAGAGTTTCTGATCTGCGTCAAGATATTTTTGCATAGTATCTTTATCTCTGATTTTTTTGGGAAACGGATTTTCGATATAAACATCGGGATCTGATTTCCCACTAAAGTATTCGTATCTTTCGTGTCTAACATTTTTTCTTTGCTGTTCTGCTTTCTTCCTCATTAGAAAGATGGTATTATACATTCCAAAATACTTCGCATGGAGTGAAGGAATGTTTGTAGATTCAGTATGAAGATTGTCCATATCAATCTTTGAATCTTTTTCCCACATCTCTTGAAGTTTGTCAAGATCGATCATAAAAGTTTGCCAGTCAAATCAGTTATCTCATAGTAAGTATACTTGAAAGAAGCCTGTGCTGTAAAGTACTGAATATCCGTCTCTGTAGCATCAAAACTTAGAGTTGTCAAGGAATATGGAAAAAGACCTTGGAATTTGATTAAGAAGTTTGAAACTAAACTACTGTTCAATATTGACATTGTTCCATCAGAAAAAATGTTCTCAATTTTTCTGGACCTCAAGTCCATTCCTCTATTACCAGTCTTCTGAAGATCATAGATCTGCTCAAGATTTTCTGGATATCCAAGACCTCTCAACCAGTTCTGAATTTCCATATAATTTTTCAAATCTTCATCAACCAAGAAGTTAACAGTCAAATCTCCAAAAGTTAACTTATCTCCTGGGCGTTCAATATCCTTAAGATATGATGGTTGAATAGCAATACCAAGATCTAATGATGGGATGTTTGCTTGGTTGCAAAAGAATGCAACAGCAGGTGCTTTATCCAACTTAAATTTAAAACCAGTAGGAGCTAAAAAGTTCCTATTTTCAATTGGGTTAAAATCAGACATCGGTTTTCTAAGTATTTAGATAAAAAAAGAGGGGTCAGAAGACCCCCCTTGAAATGTGAATGCCCTAAGGCCAAAATCACATCAAGTTCTTAACAGCAACGCGACGATAGTAGCGGTTAGCGTTAACAACCAGGTTACCCAGACCTTGGGTGGTTCCTGCTGCGAATGGGTTAGCGACCATGCCGTAGCGGGTCTTAAAGCCAATCTTGGGCTGGAAGGAGTTCTCTCCAACTGCACGAACCATCTGAAGAGGAACGTATGGGCAGTAGAATAGACCTGCATCATAAGGTGAAGAACCCTTATAACCAACAACGTAGTACTGGTTGCCAGGAGTTCCGTTAGCGGAAGTCAGGTTAGCAGCATAAGGATCGATATATACACGATACTTACCTTGCAGAACACCAGCGAAGGTGTTACCAGTGTCATCAACGTTCAGGTTAGCGTTGAGTGCAGGGGTGTAGTCGAGTACACCTGCCATGGTCAGAGCGGAAGCAACGTCTGCGGAGCAGAGGATGATGTTGCCCTTTCCTCTACGAGTGCGCTGGGCAATCGCGTTGGCGTCTCTTTCGATTTGGAACAGAAGACCCTTGAACTTCTCAACAGACCAACGACCGTTGGAGTCGATGTCGAGGTCAAACTCACCTGCGGTAGCGACGTTCTGAACAGCACCCTGCTCTGCAGTCTTGTAGATGGTTCTGATGACTTCGCGGTTGATTTCAGCGAGGATCTCAGTTGACAGGATGTTTGCCAACTCAGCCTCAGCATTCAGACCGTGGATTGCCTTGAGGTCTTGTGCCAGTTCCAAGGAGTACTCTGCTTTCAGAGCTCTGGACTTAGCGGTTACAGTGACCTTCTCGATCGAGAATGCCATCTGGTTGAATGCGTTTGCACCCGTACCATCAAGGTTCTCAGCGTCGTCGGTACGCATACCCTGACCAACAGTGTAACCTGCGGAGGATGCGGAACCAACTGGGTTCAGGACGGAAGGATTGGTGCCTGCCTGGGAAGTGCTACCCATACCAGCAAGTCTGTTAGACATGCCGTTGGTCAGGTCGAATCCTGCATCCTGACCGGAGAATGCGGAATCTACTTCGTCGAAGAAGGTCTCGCTTCTGCTGCCTTCCTTGAGGCGCTGTGAGCGCATCGCGAAGATCAGGCCAGTAGGACCAGACATTGGTTGAACGCCAGCCAGATCATAAGCGATCAGGTTAGGCATGGAGCGTCTGATCAGAGAGATCAGAACGGGGTCGAAACCTGCGGTAGGACCACCAGCGGCGGATCCACCTTGGAAACCGTCAGCACCAGCGGCGTTGGTTGGGGCTTCGTTTAGGAGACCTGAACTTCCAAAAGCATTTTGCTCATGGAGGAATTTTTCTTGGTTCTCAAGCAGGACAGCGGTGACAGCTCTACGATGGGAATCTTTGATTCCGTCCTCATGATCGAGGAGAGGTGCCCACTTTTCCTGCAGATGCTCGGAATGGAACATTTGCTTTTTACCTTTTTAAGTGTGGATGTTTACAGTTTGAATTAATAATAAATTCAATTATTTGCTAAAAGACCCAAGAGTCTTCATGTATGCAGCCATTGAACCTGAGTAGGACTCATGCCCAACTTCTACACCTTCTGAGAGAGTTTCAGTCTTGTTAGCAGTTGAAGTTTTAGTTGAGGAGAAATATGACTCCTTCAAAGTCTCCAACTTTTCACGATACTTTGCTTCACTTTCAAACTCAACACCCTCTGCGAGTGAAGCGAGTTTCTCTTTCTGAGTAGCCGCAAGGCCTTCAGAAACGTTATCGAGGATACTATCGGCAACCGACTCTGCGAGACGGGAGTTTAATCCGATATTCTTCTCAATTTGCTCGTTGAGTTTTGTCTCCATTTCATCAAGTTTTTCTACCATGCTCTCAAGTACATCATATTTTTCTTCAGGGATTGATACATAATGTTCTTCAAAAAGTGACTTCATTCCACCAAGGAATGATTCGGTCATTTCAGTCTTCAGACCGCTTTCAACTGCGAGTGCATTTTCTTCAAACCACTCGTCAGCAACATACTCAAGATAAGAGTCAACACGCTCTGCGAGTGCCTCTTTAACTGCGGCGAACTCCTCAGCAATCTTTTCTTGCTCTTCAGCAATCTGAGCGTTGAGTTGCTCTTCCATCTCAACTTGGATCGATGCAACTTTAGCATTGATCGCGGTTTCAAAGATGGTGCGTGCTCTTTCTTGGAATTCTTCGGAAAGTTCTTCGCCTTGGAGGAGTGCATTTACGTCCTCTTCCATGTTGTATTCAACAACTTCAGCGACTTCTTCTTCAGTTACTTCCTGTTCGGAAACAACTTCATCGGTTGTCTCTTCTGATTCTGCAACTACTTCTTCATCAGAAAGATCTTCTTCTTCCTTGACTCCTTTCATTGCATCTGCAGGCTTAGCACCCTTATTGACAACATCCTTAACTTGCTTAAGGCTGCCGCCAGGTGTTTTCAGTTTTGCTGAATCATCATCAGTTTTGTAGTTTTCGGGGGTAGGACCGCCGAGATCTTCAACTGCAGCCAGTTGAGATCCGTCACCTTGAAGCGTTGGCATAGGATCCGCTGCTTTTGCACCAGCATTAACAGCGGTCTTGGATTGCTTCGTGCCTACTTCCATTTCTTGTAAGTTGTTGCCACTAGACATTTGAACTCTCCGGGATTTTTCCTTGGTTAAATCTATATTTATTTATAATTTAATAATTTTTATGATACTCAATATCAAAGATTATTGAGGAAGTCATTGAAGAGACCTAATTTATGCTCTTCAAGTACTCTTTGGTCTGCCAATGCGTTAATTCTTTTTTTAGTTTCTTCCGCATACTTTTCACGTAGAAGTCCACCTTCCCATACCCATTCTTTACCTTCCATAATTCCCTCAACAAATGCATCGGGAGCAGAAGGATCAGCAACGATATCAGCAGCAGTTGCTAACATGAAGTCGTCACCGACAATATTAACACCCTCACGGGTCTGCTTTAATGAACCAATACCACGAGATGAAACACCAAGTTTTACTCCTTCTTCTACGAGGTTTGCAGCAATTTTGCCCATCGGAGTTCCAAGGATCTTTGCTTTACCAATGAAGTTAGATCCACTCTCTTTCAATGATACAATTTTGTGTGAAACTCTATCAAGGTTTACTGTAGGACCATCGGGATGTCCAAGTTCACCGAGTGCTCTACCAGCTTTAACATGTGCTTCGTTATAACGATTAACTTCTCTACGGAGAGTTTCCATAGGATACATACGACCATTACGGTTTTTGATTTCTCCTTGAAGGAAAACACCTTCAATATAAAGAGACTTCTTACCGCTCTTGGTGGTTTCAACCAAGAATTTTACTGATTCGATTTCTTCTCTAATGAGTTTCATCATACTCCTCCTGTTTGTTGAACTTGCTGGACATAAAGAGTTCCGCTACCAAGTCCAAGAGCCGCAACTCTGAACGTTCTTCTCAGTTCTGCAAAACTTCCAAGACCATCTCTTGTTTGGTCTGGAGCGCCTGAAGAAGAGTCATGAAATAATTCAACTTTAGTTTGATATGGTTCTACAACCGTTTGAGTGATTCCCTTAACCAGAGCATTTGAAATGTCGTAGTCGGACTGACCAGTTACAGTCAGCGAAATGGAATCACCTTCAACAAAAGGTGACCCAATAATCCCCTCTGGGAACGAGACAGTTGTAGTTGATCCAGTTTCAATACCAACAACCTGTTGGGCATCGACGCGGCCAACAGAGAGAGTCTCTGGTTCACCTTCATGAACAAAGAAATTTGCTGGAGTCGCGATTGGATTTGTACCACCAATCGTAACGTGAGCACTCTTAGTTAAAGCAACAACTCTAATATAAGCACTCTGCTGAGTGAATGTTGAAGAAGTTGCCGTAGTAGTGCTAATTGTTATGGCAGTACAAATGCCAACCGGTTTAAAAGCCATTATCCTTTAGGTCATTTTAGTAATTATTTATTATTTATTATCTATTCTTCGTCTTCTGAAGAAATTTCTTCTTCATCTGGTTCATCTTCTAGTTCAGTTTCATCACCGAACATAGATTGTGATGCTACGGGACGAAAAGCATCAATTCTTTCTGCAGACTTACCAAATAAGATATCTTTAATCTTATCGCTAATATCTGCTGGAGACTCATCCGATGAAATCGCATCAATTAATTCATCCATTTAGTTATATTAATATAGAACTATGGGTATTTATATTTCTCCACCATTAGGAATTTCTGGGGCCTCTGCTGGAGAACCATCAATATCTGGTTCTACTTGAGGTTTTCCAAGATCAGTGCTTGCGCCAGTATCTAATGGAACACCAGTTTCGGGATCGATTGGAGCATTGGGGTCAGGAATTACACCTGTTGAAATTTCTTTCTTGATCAGTGCATCCTGCTCAATAATTTCTTCGTCAGTCTGACGCAAAATCTGACGACGAACATAATCTTGAGAATAGTACTTGCCAATATAAGGTTCAGCAGCCTGCAAACTATTCAGTCTTTCATTGAGAAGTTCTGAATCTTTTAGTTCTGAGAAGTGATTATCATACAAGAAGTCATATTGGATATGCTCCGACATGATTTCCCAATCTTCTGGAGTACAAATATTCTTCAAAATAAGTTGAGTTTTCAACATATCATTGAACATTCCAGAGAATCTTTTTCTCAAACGTCCAACAAACTTGGTAAATTTCAATTCATCTCTCAGAATTTCTGAGGACCTACCGAGATTAAATCCACCTTCGCCATCCATGCGAGATGGTGGCACGTTAAGGGATCTGTAAAGCTTTTTCTTAAAATACTCAATGTCTGTGATTTCTCCAAGGTTTTGTCCTCCTGGAAGAGTAGTAATTTCAGTACCACGTCCTCCCTCTCTTCTAGGTAACCAAAAATCCTCAAGCATTGACATATATTTCTTGTCATCACGAATCTCTCCAGTGTTTGCATCATACACAAGTTTATTACGATATCTCGTCATAACGTCACGCAAATATTGCTCTGCCTTGACTTTTGGAAGATTGCCAACGTCAATATAGAAAATTCTACGTTCTGGTGCTCTACTTAAACGATAGATAACCAGTGAATCCTCAATCATACGGAGTTGATTGAGTGATTTAATTGCTTTGTGAAGATATGATAGAACAGTTCCCTTGTTTCTATCTACAAGACCAGATGTGCAATATGTGATGGAATCTTTTGCCATCTTAATTCCTTTATTGCCACCTGATAATGCACTGGGAGATCCAGTTGGATAGACGGATTTGGGGTTGTAGATGAAGTATTCTTCAATCTGAGGGAACTCATATTCCATCGGATTGTCAGAATTCATATTTGCAAGACGAAGCCTATCGTCATGTTTCTGCTTTTGCTGCCTCACATAACGCATTTTCATTGCGTCAATGTAACGCAACTCTTGAATACCTTCGTGAGGATTTTTTAAATCTATGACTTTGTGGTAGTAAAGTCTTCCGTCAATATACCAATTCCTATAGATTTCATGTGCCTTTTTATCAAAATCCAATAAACTGAGGATATATTTAAACTCTTTTCTAATTTTATCTTTGATACCATCACTGGCATTAAGATTAGAGAGTTCGATTTCTACAGGTGTATCGTTTGTGTCGGAAACAACTGCTTCATTTACAATATCTTCAATGGCACTATCTGCTTCAGGATGCAGAGCCATTTCACGATAACGTTTGATTAAATCAAACTCTGTTCTAAATACACCTTCAATATCAACATATGAACCAAAAAAACCACTAGTAAGATAGTGGTCAACCCCGTCCTCATTATTCTGAGGAACGGGGGAGACTACTCCTTTACTTTGTGGTTCGTTGTCCTCAATTGAGAACCCAAATAATTTGGACGACATTATTACTAGTTGAACTAATCTCTATTATTTAGTTGATCAGTTTTCACCAGTCATTGGAGACCAATATTGAACTTGGAATTCGATAGTAAATTCCTCAATGGTGTCTGCAGAATCGTAAGAAAGATCAATTGCAGAGATGTTAGTTGGGAAGATGCTATAAAACTTATACTGCTTGGCAACTTCCATACCTGCCCCTTCAACACTAGAGAGAGCTGATGCTGCTCTGGTGAATTGCTTGACAACTGCATCAACTTGATAGTCTGCAGGATCAGTAGCACCAGATCCATCGGAATATTGACCGATAGTTTGCATCCATGATTCCATGGCGGTACGAATTCTGAAGTCAATGTCGTTAATTACAGTGACGGTCCAGGTATCAAAGGTTCTGTCTCCAGCAACCTTGAAAGTTCTTCCTCTGAAAGGAACATCGATTGAAGCGATGTTTGATGCGGGCAACTGAGCTGCCTTGCAAAGAATTGAGAAATCCTCAGCATCGAAACCTTCAGAACCTGGGAATTCATTAGTGAGAACAACCTCAAATAGATTGGGGCGAGCGCCGCCCCCAATGAGAGTTGATTTGAAATCCTGAATAGAGTGTGGCATTTTTTAATTCTCCTTTTAGTTATTTATTGCCAATGTATCAAACTGTGCCAGCAAGTTCTTCAAAACTGATGCCAGTTCTGGTTGCAACGAACGTCAGGGTGACGTAGTTGATAGACTTAGTTGGCTTCAGGAAGATGTCTGCTCTAAATTCATTGTTGTCAATAACATCAGGAGTGTTATTTGTACTATCACAAACAACTAAGAACCCAAAGAGGCCTCTCTTTGCCTGAACATCACGGAGATATGGTTCAACAATATTCTTGAAGTTTGCTCTCGTCAACTCATCATTGAGTTCAAAGAGTTGTGCTTCTGATGCTTTTTCAAGTGCTTGCTCGACTGTCAAGAACAGACGGCGAACATTAATTCTATCGAATGCGGATGCATATCCAAGAGCAGTCTTGTCTCCGAAGAGGAGAGTTCCGATACCTGGTTTAGTAACGATAGGATTAATTCTCTGCTGATAGAGACGATCTCTTTCAGCCTTGCTTGGATTGTAAGCAAGTTTGATCGCATTATTGATAACACCACGCTGTTGTCCAGCAGGTGAGAACCAAGGATAAGCAACGATTGAGGTGCGAGTCATAAGACCTGCAACGTCTGCGTTGGTTGGAATATAACGGAATGCTCCGTTAAAGCGATCATATGTGTACTTGTAACCACTGTCAAATGTACAATAAGAAGAACTTGACAGTGTGCTGAAGTAGTTGATCAGAGCATTGGTTTGATTTGTGGTGCTGGTCTGACCAATCAGGTTGGTTCTATGTGGACCAACAACTGCCACACAATCCTTTCTCTCACTTGCTAGAGAGATCAGATAGTTTGCTTTTGCTTGCGATTCAAACTCTTCAGTACAACCAGGTCCCATAATCAGGTAATCTGCTTCTACTTCGTCCTTATTGGCGAAGAGACCGTAGGAAGTGATCAGACTGCTCAAGTCTGCCTTCATACCACCATTTGTTGAATAGTCAACACCACCAGCAAGTGAATATCCTACGTTACCGATTGCATTGTAGGTAACTCCTTGTGCATCCAATCCCCAAAGACCATCGCCAGTCGTAACTGCAGTGTAGTCAGTTGAGAAACCAGTTGCTCTTGGGTTTGTTTCGTGATAAGAATCTGCTGCAGCACCAGGATTGCTTCCTGCGTATACATACTCAGAACGTTCTGCAATGTATGCTTCATACCAGATCTTCTGAGGAGAATTTACATTAGAAATAGCATCCTTTGCTTTAGAAAGGCTTACATGCTTTTCAAGAAGAGAACCTGGAGTTCCAGTGATAGTTCCAAGATCATCAACAACTGCAACATGAATACCATCACCTTCGCCATTTCTGTTGGTAACATATACGTTAGAAACAGGTCTTGGAGCGATTGCCTTCCAGAACAGAGTGGTGCTGTCAAGTGCCAAGGTCTGCTGATCATACCAGTCAACTGCAGTTGCGGGCGAAGTTCCAGTAGTGGAACCGTATACACCCGTGTTGATACCAGCGTTGTTGACAAAGAATACAGTGTCAGAGGTGTCGAAGGACTGTGTAGAATTTCCTTCTGCATAGTTAATCTTAGTTACTGTGCCAGCAGCAGAAACTCTAGAAACAACTTTAACATCGATAGTTGATGCACTATTAGTAGCATCGGTCGAAACTCCAGTGATGATACCTTTCAGATATCCATCAAACGTTGAAGTTGAACCAGATCCAACAATGACTTGACCAACTAGCGAAGCAGTAACACCATAACCGATGATCGCTCCAGAAGTTCCTAGGTCAGCAGTCGTAATTCCAAGAGTTTGATCTGCAAAATCGTCAATGAAACAAACTTTTAGACCGTTGCCCCATCTTCCTGGGTTTTTAGAAGCCCATGTATAGTTGGTGTCTTCACCATCTGCATGGTTCTCAAGATAGTCATCATAGTTATTGATCTTAAGACCAGTGGTCGATGCCATACCAACTCCAGAGTTGGCGTTAACCATAAGGTTATTGTCAGTGGAGCCAGATCTTACAACTTTAAGGATGCCTCCATATGAAAGGTAAGACGACGCACTCATCCAGTACTCGTACTGTGCATCAGTTGATAGTGGCTTACCGAAGGTATCGATAAGTTGCTGTTCTGTGTTAATATTGGTTGCTTCATCTACAGGACCAATTTCAAAAGGTCCTGCAATACAACCGATATTATCAAGAACGTTATCAGCTCTTCCTACGGTTAAGTCAACTTCCCTGATTAATACACCAGGAGATAATTGAGGAGTCGCCATGTTTCTCTCCGTTTTGAATCTCAGTTTATCTGAAAATATTTATTAAAATGGGTCTTTTGACAGGGGAAACATGACGTGAACTACCAATTTGGATATTCCCAAACGTTAGAGCATTTTTTATTCTTCAGTATTCTTTCTATTGTGCAGTCCTTACATTCATAAGAATATGATGACGCTACTGGTCCTCTGTCTTTTCTTGTCCTGTAAAAATCTTCTACCAAATTTTTCATTTCCCCACAAGTTCTACATTTTCTATCTTGTAGAAGTAGATGTCCTAGTTTTAGTTGTCCATCTAAATCATCAATTTCCATCTAATACTTCCACATATAATCCATACCACCAGCAGATTTTCCATACTCAGAGGTATTAAACCATCTATCTCCATCATCATCAAGGAAACTTTCTTCCTCTAAACCATCATCCATAAAACCAAAGGGAGCCATATCCTGCTCAATTTGATTCTTCTGTTCTTCATATAATCTTTTACGAATATCCTGATCAGTCAACTCTTTGAAATAGTCTTGTGCCACTAACCAAGCATAGATAACCAGACACATGGCTAAGTCATCATTACAACCTTCTTCTGCCTCAAAGGAATTACGCTTTGATATAAAGGTAGTTAATTCTGAAATGATTTCATAATCATTGAAGATGAGTTTATCTTCTTCGATCATTGTCTTAAGGTTGAGAGATCCAACTTTCTTCACAGTTTTAGACATCTTGACACCTAACTGTGTCTTCTTACCAGAAAAACCTTGACCAACAATTTGTCCTGCTCTACCTCTCATAGAGCACATCAACAAATTCTGATATTCGAGATCGTACTGAAGAATACTTGCAACTTGATCTCCGATATCATTTACCTCACATAAGATGAATGCACTATTATAACTTTTTGCCACCTCATAGATAATATTAGGAAACAGCATAGGTTTTATATCATTGTTTCTATATTTGGCCACAATTCTATGAGGGAAATGTGTTATATCAGCAACGACAAATGCGGAATAGTCTTCTCCAACTCCTCTTGCAACATCAACTGTCATTACATAATCATGATCTTCTATTGAAGGCTCATATACATCTAGTCCAGCATTTCTTGTTTTTGGATTGTCGTATACTAGAGTCCTCAATTTACTTGGATTTATAAGAGTATCAACGGATCCAAGGAATTCGCATTCAAACTCAACTTTAAACTGTGCTTCTGATGTGTTAGCAATTGTTTGCTCTTTCCACACATCATCTCTACCGGGGACTTCTGACCAGTGAACATCCGTAGGAATATAATCATTCTTTCTCCTTTCCGCATCATGCCATAAACGGTAGAAGTGATTCATACCATGAGGCGTTGATACAATAATTACTTTGGTGTTTTGACCAGAAGTAATAGTAGGATAAACAGATGCAAAGAAGGAATCTGCAACATGGTTTGGAACGAATGCAAATTCGTCGAGGAAGAGGATATTGAACGACATGCCTCGGACAGCACTTGCAGACGTAGAAGCTGCCAATATCTTACTGCCATTTTCTAATTCTAGTGATCCTTTGTTCCATGATATGATACCCTGCTGCATCCACTTAGGCAAGTTCTCATATGCAGTTTGTAATCTACTTAAAAGTTCTCTAGCAGTCGCTGCTTTGTTAGCAAGGATGCCAATATTAACACTATCATTGAATACTGCATAATGTAAAAGGTAAGATACCACTGTGGTGGATTTACCAGTCTGTCGTGGCATTTTACAGATATTAAATCTGTTCGCATGAAAGTTATTAATTAACTTCTCTTGAAAGTGATATGGATGAAACTGTGTTAATCCTTCATCAAGAGAAACAATTTTTATGTAGTTATTTGCAAAATAAACTGGATCATCTTTACATTTTACGAATTCAAGGATATTTTCTTCCGTGAATTCGATAGCAGTATTTGCTTTTTTTAGATTTGGATTACCAAGATAAACTTCACTCATAATCAATTACCTTTGTTCAATCCAGTTAAGTACCGCAAGTGCTTTTTTGTTGGTGTTGGGAGAGGCACAGGCAAGAATGTAAGTATCACTGATTGTACCAATACCAGATCTTCCAAGTTGCAATGCTGCTTTATCATCAACATCAACCAGAGAGGCACCACCAGAAATCGTAAATCCTGAGAGAAGTGCTTGACCTCCAGTGAGTGCAGTTGCTGTAGTATCATATTGCATAAAGGAGTTTGGATCTGGATGATCTGTCCAACTCGCACCAGTCAAAGTTGAGTTCTGGTAA